AGAACCACCAGACCCTCTCGGCGTAATAGCGTCATTTGTAGCGTCAAATCGTATATTAGTGTCTCCAGTTCCAATGTATAAATCATCAAAGATAGTGCCAATACTACCTACGGTTGTGCCGTCTTTATTAAAATCTACGAGATTTCCATCAGAAGTATTCCTATTAACTATCAGTCCTTGAGCATCTGCACGACTTATAGTAATAGCATCATATTGACCTGCTATACTTATACCTGTAACAGTATTACCTGAACCGGGTACTGCTGAAGAGTTTTGTCCAACCAGCAAGTTACCGCTGGCATCGATGCGCATGGCTTCATTTGCACCATCAACCTCAAAACCAATATATGTAGAACCAGTGCCGCCATTGCCTACATCAGCCTTTAAAATAAGGCTACCTGCGTTTGCAGTAGATATTTCAGCATACTGATTATAGGTCGTATCGGTTAAGCGTATGGCAGGTGCAGTAGCACCTGAAAGTTCCAGTAGCTGACTAGGCAAAGTCGTACCAATACCCAAAGCCTCCGCCGAAGCGTCCCAGAAGAACTTTGGAGTCGTGCCCGTGTCCTCGTAGAAGCTGATGTCTCCAGAGTCTCTATCAATACCAAACCTTGTATTTACTGTTCCAGAAGCACCCGACTGAATTAAAAAGTCGTTGGCGCTTCCATCAAGCTTTAGTCTGAAACCGTTTGTCGCCGCATCACCAAAATTAGCGCCTTCTGAGCCAGCATTGGTTTCTAGCAAATCCACTGCCGCACTATCGGCGGCGTTGGCTGAACCGCCGCGCTCTAGCGTCAGTTTAGCTATTGCGCCTATTTCCTCAATGCGAGCATTGCCATCAACAGTAAGCCCATCCGCCGTGACCGAACCCGTCACATCAATGCCAGTGGCTGTGGTGGCTAGTCGCTGGGTTTCAGTTCCGCCGTGTCGTGAATAAAATGTTAATGTGCTGTCCTCGGTGCCATCCGTAACGTCAAGGACTTGTGTTCTAATCATCCCCATTCGTATAGATTCAGCTGCGCTGTTTTGCCCGTTGAAAGCAATTAAGCCTACATAATCATTATCGGCAGGAGATGCGCTATTTCTAGTTAAGGAGAGTCTTGGGCCTGAGTTTTCATCAGCATCCGTTGAAATTAAAGTCAGTACGTCTTCGTTGCCCGTTACGGTAGCTGTAATACCACCCGTGACATCAATCCCGCTAGCATTGATTGTTAATTTGGTGGCACCAGCCTTCTGAATCAGCAGATCACCAACACCAGCCTGATTGATAATTGAGTTGGAAGCGTTATGAACCATCGTCAAATCTTGGCTGTTACCCAGACGGATGAATTCATTGTCTTCTAGATTTACTTCATCAATATCTAGTGAAGTCAAACGCACTTTGACATTCCCGCCTGACCTAACAGCAATAAGGTAATCGCTGCTAACTAATGGCGTACCATCTTCTAACTCTGAAATTTTAGACACGGTTAATCTCCTTTATTTGGGTATTTTACGGCAAAATTGGCCAATCTTCATCGGTTAAATTAGGCCAGTTCTCATGGTTTGTTATGTCTCGCAGGGACTGTCGATAATCTTTGTAATCTTGTTTCTTGCTGGCACTGAGTTGGGAATCCTCAACTTGAGTCCAATCAGTTTCAGATAAAAGCTCATTCCTTGTCTGCCGATTCTCTGTTGAAAAGTCATAGTCAAACGGTTCAAGATAGTATTCTAAGTGATCGTCAACTAGCCTTAGTTTTTTGTGGAACGCCCTGAAATCATACTCAAGCACTTCATCAATGACTTCTATCCAATCACCACTTGTCGGCTTAGATTGCGGCCCAGCTATTAATTCCCCGTTTTCCCATTTCGCAAACATTATCTGACACCTTCAATAAAACAGGTTCGTTCTCGGACATAATCAAGTGCCGTTGACCCATCTGGGGTTGTTCCGTTTGACCCATACCTCCGAATTGTAATTTTTACACCGACCTCGCCAGTCTTAACCGCTGTCGTACCACCTGCTATTGTGAAAGGTGTCGCAATATCTGTTGTGGCTTTTACTTTTGTGGTGGACGTTAATACATAGCTTGATGTTGGCGTATCTCGTAAATACATTCTAATCCAATAGACTTTTGAGCTTGTTGAATCAACGTAACCAGAGCAAACTGAAAATATTTTGTGACCATCGCCAGTTGAAGCTGCAACACTACCTTCTAAAATAGTTACTTCGCCACTTGGGCCATTAAACGACAAAGATGTAGCGTTTTGAATTACGTTTGACTCATTAACATCGCCAGTAATAATTCCAGCATCTAAGGATCCAGCCGTAACAGTCCCAAGATCTGCTGTGATCGCCGCCAAGCTCGTTACAGTCATTTCTGTCGGTGTAACTGCACCTTCTTTTATTTGACCTGTATCAACGCCATCAGTCGCAATTATTAAATTGCCATCGCCGTCTGTGTCTAAAGTGACGTTGTCAATTTTTATATTATTTGCTGAAATACTACCCGTTATTGTCGCATCGGTTACATTTAGGCTAGTCGCGGTGATTGCACCCGTAACCGATAAGTCGCTGCCATTCCACTGCATTGACTGAGTGGCATTGCCAACGCCGAAAGTGTAATTGCTCCCGTTATAGCCTAGAAAAAACCCGTTAGTGGTATTTGATTCGCTATCTTTGCCGGTGGTCTTTATTGCACCACCTTCCGACATAATTATGCCGCCGCCTGTAATCGTTGTACCTGCGATCAGTCCTGTTTGCGCTTGATCCTGCGCGTCTAAGTTTTCTACGTTCGCAAGCCCAACGTCGGAGGCGGTCGCCGCTGTTAGTGTGTTTGATTGGATTGTTGCTGCGCTTACATCGTCAACATTCGTTAAGCCGACCACGCTTTTTGCAATCGTGACGCCTGCTGATAACGTCAGGCTGGTAGCATTGATTGCGCCTCTGAACGTACCATTTCCAGCCTCAAGCGTTCCATCCGACTTTAATTGGAACCCAGATACCCCAGTCACAAAGTTAGACTCAATGGTCGTTGGCGTGATCAGAACGCCGCCTATACTTCCAGATTTAACTATATCGCTGGGAAATGCCGCTGCCGTCAAAGTAACGGGATTTATCAAGCCGCCTTTTAAGATTAGATCGCCAGTTCCAGTCTCTAAATAACCCAACGCAACCATGTCGTTCGTCGGCGTGAACGTGGTGGCGGTAACATTATTATCGTAGAACCATTGAGCGCCTTCTTTAAACGCGAAGGCCACGTCCATCGCCACGCCGTCTACAGTAAATGGGTTTGATTTGGTTGTGTCAAAAACAATAAAACCGCGCTTATCCGCAAGGCCCGTTAAGACTGTAAATTTAACCGTTGAGGAAGAGGTGTACTGGACGGCTTCAACAGTGATCTTGCTGCCGTTCCACTGGATAAATCCATTTGAGGTTGTGGTTGCATCTTCAAGAAGTGGATTGCCGTCTTTATCAACTGAGACTAAAGATGCTTCGCCAGTGTTAGCGTTGCCAAAAGTGTCTTTATTTAAAAGCAATGCTAAGCCAGCATTTACTTGAGATGCGGTGTCAGCAAGACCCAAAGTGGTACCTACACCCACGGTTAATTGACCTGTACCTATGGCGTTACTGACAATCTCATTAGCGGTGATTGTATTCGCAGCTATCTGATCGGCGGTGATAGTTCCATCAACCAAAAGATCCCCAGATATAAAGTCAGTTATTTCTTCCCAAGTTGCTTCTGTGCTAGCGCCCCCTGCAACTGTGCAAGTCCAGCCATAAGTTGTGTCGGGCGTGGTTGTCGTGTCTGTCGTGATTACAATGTCGTTAACTTTTGCAAACCTTCCAGCCTCAGTATCAAATTGCGCGTTTGTCGGGGCGGTGGCAGTATTTGTCGTGATACGATAAAAAGCTGAAGCGCCAGAAACCTCTGCGAAAGTTTGGTTAGCATTTAAGGTTGTGATAGTCGTGAGGTTATTGCCAGCCCCGTCTTGTAAAACACCGCCGCCAAGCGTCAAAGTTCCAGTTATGTTTGCCTCTGTAACAGTCAGTGTTTCCGCAACAATGTCCCCAGTTATCTTTGCATTCTGGAATTCAACATCGCCTGACTTTAAGATCTGCCATCCGCTCGTATCGGCAACGTAATTCGTGCTTTGCAAAGTGTTCGCAAACTTTTCAACCGTGACCGCATCGTTTGAAAGCCTAGCGGTTGTTATAGCTGACTCTGCAATCTGAGAAGTATTTATCCCGCTTTCTTTAATGATAAGACTGGTAACACCGCCGACCGTCTCAGTGTCAAACATAACGCCGTCAATCTGAAGCCTGTCTGCTGAGATTGTGCCTGTTGAAATCAGATCACCTGAGATAACAACATCAGCGCCGAAATAGATCTTGTCAGCTGTAACCGTGAAAGGCTGGATCGGAGTATCAGCGGTTGAGTCAGGACTGACGATTGAAAATTGATCTGCGACTACCGCGAACTCTGAGAACGGTGTTGCTCCTGAAGTGGTAGATAATAAACCAAAGCCAGTGATCCGATTGTTGTTGTCAATTTTGACCGAGTAGTTAGCTTCCACGCCGTCAATAGAAGTGGCTTGCGTTGTAATGCTTGCCGTGTTTTCTCCGACCGTTGTCGTTAGTGTCGTCAGATCCTGAGCTGTAGAAGTAACCTGCCCATCAATTACAGAGACAGTTGTGGATAGGCTTGACAGCGCACCAGCAGTCGCTACAACCCCGTTTGTCGGATCGTTGACTGTAGACTCAAGTGCGGTTAATTGGATCGCTTGGGTCTGTATGCCGTTCTCATTGGCGAAGGTCTGAACAGTTAGAGAATCAATCGCAGCACTAGAACCAGCAACAAAGTCTGTAAGATCTTGCAGCTCAACAGTGCCTGAAGTCTCAAGGTCAATCAGATCATCGTTTTCATCTTCCGCTTGAGTCCTGAAATGTAGGTCTTCGGTGTAGGTTGCGTTGAGGCTGGTGACAGCGCCAGCGTTGACTAAAACGCCTTCTTCGTTGTCAGTGACCCGCGTAGTCAATGCGCTCAATCCTGAAGCATTCGCCGCAACGCCTGTTGTGCCATTATTTACCGTTGTTTCAAGCGCAGTGATATCAGACGCTTGAGAAACGATTGATCCTTCGGCAGTTGTAACCCGCGTATCCAATCCGCTGATAGCACCAGCGTTAGTTGTAATATTGCCTTCAGCAGTCGTTACATCTGTCTGCAAAGTAGTAATGTCTGAAGCGTTGGTTGTTATAGAACCTTCAGCAGTCGTTACCCGTGTTGTCAGATTTCCCAATGCCGTTGATGTTGCAGCAACGCCTGTGCTTGGATCGTTAACCGTGGTTTCTAACGCTGTAACATCAGAAGTGATTGACGTTATGGAATTGCCTTGTGTAACCGAGGTCGCATCTAATACCGTGATAGCACTTGCGTTAGTCGTGACGTTTGAATTAGTCGTTGTCAGAGACGTTTGCAGATTCGTGATTGCCGCTGCGTTCTGACCAATCCTTGGATCTGCCAAATCAGCCCATGCCGATCCAGTCCAATAATAAGGATGGTTGTTGTCGTCTGAGTCATACCAACGCGAAAATTCAGGTATGGGATTAGGGATACTGCCAACGCCAGCGACAGGTGGTGTCGCTTGGATAAATATACTTGAGCTACCTGAAGTAATGTCAATGATCGTATCTTCAAGCGCGCTTAAACCATCTGCGACCGTATTGATGGACGTATTTAAAGTCTGGTTGGAATCCGAAACGTAGATCGCCACGTCTCCTAAATTCTGTATATCAACGTCTTGGCCCGTCTCCAGCGAAAGCACTTCGCCAGCTTCAACCTCAACCTCAAGGATCTCTTGCGCTAAGATTGAGTTCTTAACGTCAACATCGCTTAAAACTGTTGAGCCGTTAGCGTCATACAAATTGACCGATAACTGCGCTCCGACTGTTGCGTTATCTGCTGGCGCATCCGTAGACCCAGAGACATCAGCCCAATTTACTCGTCCGACCGTAGCGAAAACCGTAGTATTGGGATCCGCATTAGGTTCTAAGTTAGACTGACTGGCTGCGTCTGTTCCGACATTCCTAACGGCTCTTACCCAGTAATAACGAACGTCACCAGACACAACCGAATCGGCAGAGTTAGACGCATCGTGAATAAATTGCGTTCCGTCAGTTTCACCGATCTTGACCGATGATGAAAAGTTCCCATTAGGCGATGCGTAAACGTAAATCGTCCCAAAGTCATTAGGCTTGGCAGGATTGACCCAGTTCAACTCATTGCTTTTTAATCCAGCCGTAGCACTCAATCCAGAAGGACTAGGTACACCCCTGAATGCGTCTGTGATACTACCTGTAGCTGTAACCGTGGAATACTCATTAACAGCAGGATCGGCGTAGGATGTGCTTGAATCTTCTCGTAAGGTTAGATTAACTCCACCGTCTTCTGAGAACGTCCAGCCAGCACACTGAAAGACCTTGTTTGACCAGTTCAATTCTTCAACAGATACTTGAACCCGATCACCTGCCGTGATCCTCAAAGCAGATAGATTCGCTGGGAAGCTAACGACCTTCTGCTGGTCGCTTAACTGAATTAATTTGTTAGACAATCTCTGAGCCATATAGCTTGAGTTTGTCATGGGATACTGGACTTCTTTTTCCAGAATCTCATTATTATCTCTAGTAACAGCGTCAGCTAACTGAACCTTGGGAAACTCGCTAGACTTGTGATTTTGACTGGGATCAATAAACAGACCTTTGATTGTGTTAAATCGGTCTGATCTTTCCAATGAAGTCTTGATTGAAATAGCACCGATCAAGTCATCTTCGGTCAAGGTCTCGGTCGGAGCCTCATAGATCCCAGCGTGAACGATATACTTACCGTTAGAATAAACAAGGTTGCCATTCATTGATGAAAGGATCTTGTTTATATTCTTCTGGTGTGAGTCAGTCGCAAAGACTACGCCGTTACAAGTAAACCTTGATTCTGTGCCGTCAGGAACACTAACCGATACATCACAACCGTCTGCCGCTGTAGATACAGAATCCCAATCAATCTTGCTAACAGATACGCCCATCCCAAGATAGGTATCCGTAAGATAGTCCACAACGCATAAAGCTGGGTTCGTTGAATAAGTTATATAGCTCGCATTAGTTGTATCTTGTCCGCGTGTCCCAACAGCCGCAAACTCTAACCGTGGGTCATAGATAGACTTGCCTTGAACCAATGCTTTTACATTTGAAGGCGCAAATTTGTCCCAAGTTTCCGCTGAGTCTTCATTCAACACCCACTTCATTGCTAGATAAGCAATACCATCACCACGGTGAGCGGATGTATAGTTAGCAAACGGGCCTGTCAATAAAACGTCTGCTGTTTGAGATGCTTCGCCTAAGTGCTTGTTAATTACGCAAATGGTGCTTGAATTCTTAGGCCCAAACGTCCCAGCAGTAACATTACCGCCAGCATCAGACCCGCCGTTTATCTGCGAGTCAGTAATCACAACGTCATCCATGTGGATGTCGGTAATGTCGTTTAATTCATGCCCTGCTAGAACAATTGTTTGATAAAGATCAGAGTTATCGGTGCCCGATAACCCGATAAAAGAAATGGGACCAGATACTAATGCCTCACCGTAGATTATCTTTTGTGGTTCTGTCGTTGATCTAACTGTTCTCTGTCTGGAAGCGTCTGTATCAACAGTCGGAATTTCTATTTCAAAAAGACTCATTGCCTGTTTAGCAATTAAAGTCCCACCAACTACAACAGCAGCGCCAATCGCAACAGCAGCGCCAGCACCAAGCGTTGCAGCAGCAGCGGCCCCAGCAAAAGCCTCAAAAACGAAAAACCCTATTTTTAGTAACGCTACTGCTACTTGTGGCATAAATCCCAACCCGATAAGATATGCTGCTCAGGAATTCTAGCGAATCCTTTCTTAACTAGACAAACTGCTGTATTACCTAGCTTAATACCCATAAGCTGGCTGTCTGGCGTTTTGACGATTACTGGCGAACCATCTGGCAACGATCTAATGTCTTCCGTAGGCTCACCTAAAACGCTTGCAGCAGTGTCTTCCAAGTCGCCAAAATCCTTAATGATAGATTCAGCGTCTTCCTCGGAATTATAGTGGAAATCGGCAAGATAGTCTTTGCCTGTTAATTCTTTTACTATGAAACCAGCGAACTGACAGCAATCCACAGAGCCATAATCAAAGTCTTTCTTTTCCCACTTATTTAATGCTTGATGGACTTGTAAGATCATTAGCGCATATATTGAGGTTGACGATCTTCAGGGCCTCTTGGCGAACCCACTCCACCTGAACTACCAGTTCCTCTAGCGCCCCAATCAATCTTAGCGCCTTCAATTTTGTGCATGTGACTAAAAAACAGATCACCAGAAGATTTCTCCTGCTGCGCGGCGTTGGTATACATCAGATTCAAAGACTTGTTGAACCTTGAAAGTTCAGATTCAGCGATTAACTGAATGGCATCACCGCCATCGGCACCGACTGACATGTTCATTTGATCCATGAACCCCGCCCAGATCTGGGTAGGATCGGCAATCAAAACATCGTCAGCGTCCAAGACACCAAGGTAAACCGTGACAGGATGTAGATAGTAGTCTTCGGTTAAAGCCACGCCTGATATCGTTGCGTCTAAGCCTGATAAAGTGAGCGTGATAGCATACGGACTAACATCAAGGCCTTCTTCTACCTGTGAAATAGATCCAAGGTCTCCAACACCTAACCAATCTTGACCGCCCCAAGTATACGTTCCCAAACTGTTGTGAAGGTAAACCGTACCAGACGGAAACTCTAACTTAGCAAAAGACACAATCGCAACGTGCTGTTGTGCTAAAGCTGTCGCTACTGCTGCGGGAAATCCTCGGCTCATGCTAGAACATCCTCTACGGCCTCAATTGTGAAGTTTGAAACTCGTCCTGGCTGCGTGTCCCAAGACGTAGATCCTGCGAGCATGAACACACCAAGAACAGGATAAAGGTAATCTATGGCATCGCCGTCATCGGTAGGCTTTCTGAGCGGTGGCGCAATCGGTATCCCTGCTTGAGTAACGGTTCCTGTTCCAGATCCAAAACCCGTAGCCGTGAATGTAGTGCCGATATTATTATTAGCCGCTCCAATCGTTGTGAAGTCTGAATCCCCAACGGATTCAATCGTGTATGATTTCCCAATTACGATTTCACGGGCTGGCAAAGAATAAAGAAAGGTTCCCGTTCCTGTAGTATCTACATCAGCCGTCACTATGTGAAGCTCGTTATTGAACGCTATGTAATCTCCAGATTTAAAGTAGTCTGCTTGCGTAAGGTTTGCGTCTCTTGCTAAAAGAATTGATCCAGTCTGACCCGCACCATTGACAACGATAGCATCACTGACCGCTGGCGCATTACCGCGACGAACAAAACCGTGATCCTGCAATAAGAACCTGTGCTGCTGACCGTTTAACTTGGTCAAGAACGCTTGCATCTCTGCCCGATCATCACCTGTCAAGTTGTTAAACTGAAGCGATGCCTTCCACAACGATCCTTTCCGAGCTACCGTTTGGACTGAGTTAGTCAACGGGCTCTGAAACGTCCTTGTGTTCGTTACCAGCTCAAAAGTGTTTGAGGATGGGGTTATGCTTGGGAATGTGTAAGTCGTCATTAACCGAACCTTCTACGCCGCATCAGATCTTGTATGCTGAGTATCGTTTGTTGTGAAGTCTGCTGCATTGCTGCTCGGATCTTCATATCTACATCAGCCCCAGCTCCAGTTGCGTCAATATTGTTTACGATAGTAATCCCGCCAGCCTGACCTTTCGTGTGATCAATGACAGTTTCATTCGGGTGGAGCATATGCATTTGACCACCTTTACCGTCAAGACCGCCAGCTCTAGCACCGCGACCTGTAAAACCACCGCCTTCAAACGACTGTGCGCGAATCTGTGCAACTTGACCTAATCCAGCAGCAACTTGAGCGCCAGCCATCACAAAAGATAGTGGTGGTGGGTAACTTGACATCGCAAGCGTTGCGCCTTGATAAGTCTGCATGATTGCTTGGGCTATCTGAAAGGCTTTGTTTAATTGAAACAGCTTCTTGTTATTAGACGCGATTCCTGAAAACTGATTGCTCAATTCACCTAATACATGGCTTGTCTGAGCGGTTGCAGATTGCATTTCAAATTCTTTGCGCTTCTTTGCTCCTGCTGCGGCTTGTTCTTGTAAGAATGTCAGTTTCTCCACCAAAGCGCCGCCATTCTCATTTACATCATCAAACATTACTTTTGCAGGTGAATTATTGGCAATTTCTTCAGCCATCCTTCTGCTTGACGCAACGATCTCGTCAAAGGTTGCTTGAATTCCTTCGGATGGCAATGGTTGTGACATCATCGCACTGACGTTATCAATAGCCGCCCCAATTGATTCCGTAAGGCCAGCAGACATTGCTGACATCTTTCCAGTATCAACCAAGTCCATACCGAAGACCGAAGCCATTTTGTTGTACTTGTCCATGATAAAAGTGAAAATAGGATCAATCCTATCTACAACAACTTTTGCCATTTCAAGCATTTTTACTTTAAGGCCAGCAAAACCTAATTGCAGGAAAAAGATTGCATCTGCAAACTTGCCATACCCTGACAGCAAAGCGCTAACAACTCGTTCACCTATGCTGCCGAAGTCTTCGTTGTCTAAAGCTGCTTGTCTAAAATTGTCAGCGACCGTCATAATTAACGGACTGAACGATGTTGCTAATTGATTGCCTAGACCCGTAAATACACTTTTGGCTCTAGTGACAGCATCGTTTGCTAGTTCAATCTTCGCAACATCAACCCTAGATATCGAGATACCTAGATGCTCTGCTTCTGCTGCCATCTCTTTTAGGTTGTCAGAACCTTCTCCGATCATGTTTAGAACAGAAACACCGCGAGCACCGAATAGCTCAGTTGCGATTCTTACCTTGTCTGCTTGAGTTGTTACACCTTGCATCGCATCAGCAACTACATTTAGCTGCTGATCTAGCGGCAGTTTTTCTAATACGCCAGCACTCAGACCCAATTCAATCAAGGCATCCTTAGCCACGCCTGAACCAGCGGCGGCATCAGAGACACCGACAGCAAGATTCTGTAGTGATTTTTCTAAGGTTTTATTCTCTACGCCAGCAAGACTTGCAGCGTGTTGAAGTCCAGCAAGTTTCTCAGTCGCTATACCTAAACGATCAGAAGTCTTTGCAAGCGCGTCAACAGATTCCAATGATGCTTTGGTTAAAGCTACACCAGCAGCAATACCAGCAGCACCAAAAGCTGCGCCGATCTTTGCGATCTTGGTGACGGATGCACCGATTGACTTATTGAGACCGCCTAACTTCTTATTAAGCGAATTGAAAGCAGCAGCAGTCTTGTCATGCGCTGTTATCTGTAGTTTAACGTCCCGAGCCACGATTTTTCACCTCAAAGTATGCGATCCACCCCTGAAACTCGACCACACCCATCTCTAAAATTTCTTCAACTGTCTTGTGAAGATGTTCCGCTAATTGGTAGCAAAACAGTAGGGCATGATCGTCTGTCAGTTTTTTTCGAGATCCTCATCCTTGGGCTGCATTTCAGCAATTTCGCCAGCTACTCTGATCAGTACGTCAGGGTCAACTGATCGAACTATCTCGACCAGTTCCAGCTTCTTGAAACAAGGATCACCGTTGTCATCTACCAGATAATAGATCAGGGTCAATGCAAGACCTTCATCCATTTTATCGGAAGTCAGTTTGCTTTG